TGAGTGCGAGCGTTTTGGCCGTGGTTCCTGTCACCGACTGAGTGTGCGCCTGCATGTACATGAAGTTCGGGATGGCAGGCAGCGTGGCCGTGGTGCTTACGTCGTCAACGTAAATCGTTCCCGTGATCGCGTCAGCCAGTCGAAAATACATGACGGCGTCGTTCGGCGGGCAAAAAATGTAAAGGTCGAGAATCTGCCCTGCAGTGATGGTGCAGGTAGAAGAAACTTTTGTTCCAGCGGTGGCATTGCGAGTGAACAGTTGCCACTCAGAATCGGCAGAATCTTTGATAAGCCCGACGCTGTTGTTGAACGTGCTTGGGTCCGCAGCCATTGTCGCGTTGTTTGCACTTAGACCGATAAACACCCTTTGATCCGACGCCAGCGTCTCGATTCCAAATCGAGCGCCAAAAAAGAATCCACCGAGGCCAGCCAAATTTCCGCGCCATGCAACCGTCGATGCCGTTTGTGTGCCCGACGCACCTGTCGCTGTCGTGCCCGTGCCAAACAGAGCGCGCTTCATCGAAAGCATCGCGCTCGTGTTGGCAAGTGCGGGCGTGCTTTGGACTGCTGCGGTGCCCACGTTTCGGGCGGTGTATGCCACCCCGATAGCGGTTTGGGCGGTGGTTGCTGAAGGCATCCACATTGCAATTGTGTTGCCAAAAAACGCAGGCTGATAGGCGACGTCCACACCCGACGGCCCGATGGTATTCAGCGTGGCGCGATTTGCCCGCGTCTTTGCAAAAACCCGCAGTTGCCCTGCGGCTGGCGCGGCCGGAGTCGTGACATCCGGTAGGTCTAAAAATGAATCTACGGTGTGGTCGGCGTTCCAATTTGACGGCTGGACGAGCGTCGCATCACCGCCATCAGCTTTACCTGATGCAAACGCGTGCTTTACCGGCATATGTCAGGCTCAGCCAAACGTCAGGACAAGCGCGGCTGCGGCAAAGCTCGGTGCCGCGTCGCCGTTGTTAATCGTTTTGCTGGTCGTGAGCGCGCCGTGGTAAAGCATGTTGCCGGCGGTGCTGGCATCCCAGACGCTCCAGTGAGTCACGACGCCCCAGCTCGCGGTGGGAGCGGGGAAAGTAATCACGCCGTTGTTGCTTGTCGCGCCGCCGGTGCCGCTCGATGCGGTGGTGGATGCTGCGGCCTGCGTGCCGGCAAAGTTCGCCAAAGATGCGGTGACTGTCACCCTCGCATAGCTGCCGCCGGTTACCTCGGTCCCGCCACCTGCATCCGTCGTTGCGCTGGTGTGCAATCCGAAATACAACGTTGCTGGCGCGGTGAACGCCTGGCCTCTTAGCGTGAGATCAACCAATTTGTTTTCGAGGTAGTCGCTCATCGCTGCCATGTTTAGCTCCGCTCAAGTTCGTCTATGCGCCGATGCGCGCGGGAAATGGTTTCTTCGTGGCGGTCGATGTGCGACCGCAAATAGTCGATATGCACGATCAGTGCGGCGATGGTGCGCTGGCTCGAAATGTTGCCGGCGATGGCGCCCGTCACGATGCTGACGAGAATGGCCATGACGACCGTGCCGACGATGGCGTTGATTTCCACCGCTACCGCACCGGCTGGGTTGTGAGGCAACGCAACGCGGCATTCAGCGCAGCGATCAGGATTAAGCCCGGTCCTGTGGCGACCGCTGGGATCGCGTCAGGTGCGGCCGTGAGTGCTGCACCCACCGCGGCGGTTGCGATGGCCGCCCAGATGGTGCGCGAGCGGCGGATCTTTTTCGGTGCGATTGATTCAGCCATTGTCGTCGGCCCTGACTGGTAAAACGGTTGAAACGAAAAACGGCCCCCAGTCGGCGAGGCATTCGGAGCACTCGGCGACGACCTGGTTACCGATCACGGTGATGCGGAAGTGCCACGACTGATCGCCGCAATTGCAGCGCAGTTTCGTAAGCTCAGCCTCGGCGCTGCGTCGGGTTTGCTTGATCGGCTTCAGCGTTGACACGTCGTGCAATCTCCCGCTCGAGGTACCAGCGCGCCTTGCGCAGATCTTCAATCGCGTCGCTTTTGAGATCGGCGCGCCAGATGTACTTGATCGCGTTTCCGAGACAAAACCCCATGTGCTCTGTGATCTGGATGCACTCGATGCCGGATGGGTGCGCGGTGTAATGCGCTGGCCGGTTTACTGCGTCAGTCACGTACTTGCCTGATGTCGCACCGATGCCGTTCTACTTCGCCATGCTCGGCGTCAAGCACGATCACGTACATGTCCCGGCCAGCGCGGTAGCCCTGAGCGCTATGCCAGGCGTCCTTCGCGGCCAGCGTGCGGAAACTTTCCACCACTACGCCGCGCAGCTCGGTCTTGCTGGTGTGGTGAATGTGGCCCGTATACCAGTAACGGTGAGCCGCCCTGCCCCACGCTTCAGGCCTATCTGCAGCCATCAGCTCGCCCAGCGCCGTGAGCTTTACGGTATCGCCGTGAGTGATGCCGATCAGGTTCTTGCCGAACTCGAGGTAGTGAAACTTCGACGCCGTCGGATGCACCAGCACGCGCGGTTCAGCGTGGAACCACGCTTCGAGAAAAGCGGCCAGCATCACCGACGAATGATCGTCGTGGTTGCCGATGGCGTTGACCACTTCGACTGACTGGTGCTTGCGCAGAGCCAGAGTAATCAACTCGACCATCAGCTGGCAGCCGAGCTTCAGCACTCGTGGCCATCGGGTGTCGACGTCCAGCTTGTTGCCGCTCTTGGTGAGCTGGGTGAGGCTGTCAGCGTGGAAGAAATCGCCGAGGTTTACGATCAGCGCACGCGCTGTGGGTGGCGCGACCTCCATCAATCGAGCAGCGGCCGCCATTAAGTCTTGGCGTGCAATCTCAACGTCGAAATTCTCTCCCGCTTCGGCGTGGTGCGCATACATCCCGATATGCGGGTCACCCAGTGGAACGACGGTAAGCAGGTTTGAGACGTTGCGTGCCGGCGCTTTGATCGGCTTCGCGGATCCCCGAAAGTCGGAGACGAAATCCTCGATGGCCTCGCGCATCGCCTGCGCTGCTTCCTCCTCGCGGATGCGGGATTTAACCCACTGCGCCGAGATCTGGCCATCGGAGTTGTATAGCGTCGAGACGCCTGAAACCGCGAACGGCGACGGCACCTGGTGCGTCATGCCGTGCTGTGGCGCTAGTCCGGATCGCGCGGCTTTCTCCGTCAGACGCGCCGCCATCTGCTGCAGAGAGCGGCGGTTTAGCCCGAGCTGCCGCGCGGCTTTGTCGATGCCGACTTCGCTTGCCAGCTGCATGTGCTTGCGGGACACCTCGGTGTCACACACAGACAGAATCGTCTGCCAATCGAAGCGCGGCATCAGTCGCGCGGCCAGAGGCCGGTTTGCATCATGCCGGCCAGACGCCTCGCGCGGTTCGGCACTTGGCGATTCCAGGCGCTGTCGATCATCTCGGCTGCGGCCTTGTCGTGCTGGCGAGCCGCGAGCGCGGCCCTAAACCGCAAAAACTTGGAGAACCCGGCCCAGCCCAAATTTACGACCATGTCTTGCAACACCGCACGGCGCACGTCATCAAGGCCCGTCCAGTACGGCTCCGTCGCAAGCTGCACGGTGGCTTTGTCGATGTCACGGCGCAGCAACCACTCGGCCTCGGCTTCACTGATGCCGACGTCGTCGAGGTTGCGGCCATAGCCGATGGTGAGCTTGTCGGCCGAGCAGAGGTACGGCTTACGCCTGTAGCCTTCGTGGCGCTTCAGCAGCTCAATAACATCCATGCGCTGCACCCAAAAAAAAGCCCGCGTGGTGCGGGCTAAGGGAATCTCGCGAAGACTCCAAGGAGCGTGGGCAGTTGCAAGGCGCAACTCGTCCTGCATATGTCAACACTTCGCGATGAGGTTGGGGAGCCCCTCTTGTCAGATATTTTCAGACTGCGCCTGCCATGCTTCATGCGCCCGGCAGAACGCATCAAGCGCGGCTTTCCGTGCGCGCTTTCCAACATGCTCGCCGTTGAGAAAATGGCGCTTCAGCGCTTCGTGGTGCACGCGCTTGTTCACCATCAGGACAACCATGATCCACCCGGTGTGATCGATGCGGACGTCTTTTTCGGTTTGTGCGTAGCTTTCGCGATAGCCCGCTACGTGATCCTGAAAGCCTGGCGCGGTCGGCGGATACCATACGCGGCGAACCTCGTTCAGCTGAGCCACCGCCCACTCGATTACGAGAAACTGCGCCTCGTGATGGTTGATCGCCATCAGGTCTCGGCTCGCTGCAAAACGGCGCGGAGCATGGCAAGGCGTTTCTCTTCCCCGGCGATGTCTTCCGGCTCAATGGATGGATTGCGAAGCCGTGCTTCGGTGGCCTCGATGCTGGCTCGGATCGTGGCAACCCGTGCCCGGTAAACCGACGCGACGCCGGCGGATGGTGCAGCGTCCGACTTGCGCGGCTTATGCCGCCAGTTGTCGAGATCAACCCAGCGCTTCGCCATCAGTATGCCTCCAGTGGTACGCCAGACTTCACTCGATCCAACTGCGCCTTGAAGTGCTTGGCAATCTCTTTAACTTCACGCTTTGCCTGTCTTCCGAGAGTCGTGTTAGCCGCACGCTCAGCCAATGCCTGGAACCGATACGGCCCAAGTTTTTCCTGAATAAATGCGACGTGCTCGATGGGATGAGCCGTCATGTACAGGTGACAGCCCATGCAGAGTGCCGTGCAGTTTTCAGGATCGAACCGCACCGACCACTTTCCGCGTCCATGGAAGTGCGAGCAGTCCAGCCGCTTGGAAAGTTCAGGCGGAGCGAACGTTCCGCACCGCTCACACACAAACCCGGCGCGGTGGCGGATGCAGAGACTGAAGAACCTGTCAGCGCTGGTGATCTTCAGCATCGCGCTTCCTCAGCAGTTCGACGGTGACGATTACAGCGCCAATCTCGATCAGCGCCCTGATGTCTTGCTCGATCAGCGGCAGCCTGTCACCCACGGCATCCGGCCGCAGGATCATGGTTTTGACGCCAACCCTGTCAGTCATCTGCGCAGCCTCTTCCACACGCCCATTCGATCTTTCCGCATCCCCGCGGCCACCAGT